ACCTGTAGTGGTATTTGAAGTCTGATAGAAAACAGTTCCGTCAAACTCAACCGCACCAAGAGCAGCAGATGGGGTTATGCTAGAAAGGGTTAATCCAGAAGTAGTTAGGTTTCCAGCATAAGACAATTTGGTACCGTCATAGCCAAAAGAGTTAGAATCTCCACCAAAACGAATATATCCAGAAGTAGCAGATTGCTGACCTTTTAAAGACATAGTGTTGGCAACGTTAATATCACCAAGCCAAACATCATCTCCGACTTTAAAATTTGTGCCATTACCATTATTGGTAGCAAGAACTTGGTCTGCAGTTAATGTGCTAAATGTTGGTGACGATGTCCATGCTGGAGTATTTCCAGAACCTTGAGAAATTAAGACTTGACCAGATGTTCCAGCAGCAGCATCTAATGTAAGTTCGCCATCAACATTAAGTTTGGCAGCGGTAGGTATCTGAATACCAGATATTATACTTCTCATAAGTCAATTATAGCAGATTAACCAATAAGTGTTAGTCTATAGGTTCCAGCGGTTACTGTTGTGCTGGAGTTCCAAGAAACTGTGACATCGCCAGTAGTATCATTAATCACAAAGTCTGGTTCTACAATAGAGCCTGAAGAAACTTCTTTTAGAGATGCAATGATAGAGCCAATTGCTCCAATACCGTGAGTTGCTGCGGTAACTGTCCAAGTTACTGTGCCAGTTAATGGAGTAAGAGATGCGTTAGTTGCTGTATATTTCTTTAATCCAGAACCAACAGCAGCAGTTACGAATGCAGTAGTTGCAATTTGTGTAGTATTTGTTCCAGCAGTAGCAGTAGGTGCTGTTGGGGTACCAGTCAAAGCAGGGCTAGTGAGTGTTTTATTTGTTAATGTATCTGTTGAAGATGTTGTCACAACGTTTACTCCCTCAATTGCTACAACACCAGCAGAAACTCTGCTAATTGTTGTATCAGATGCGTGACCTAATTCTATGCTACCTACACCAAGAGCCTGTGTGGTTGAAGATGTAAGACCAGAAATTGGTAGACCTGTTGCATTTGTAAGAGTAGCAGATGAAGGTGTTCCAAGGGCACCACCGTTATATAGAACAGTACCACCAGTACCAAAGGCAACTGATGATGAGTCTGTACCAGTAAATGTAAGTGTATTGCTCATTGTTAGTGTCTTGCTTGTTGTTCCACCAGCAATTGTAAATCCAGTTGCTGCAGCAGTTAAAGTAAGACCATTTACCGTTTTGTTAGTTAGTGTTTCTGTACCAGCAAGAGTAGCAAGTGTACCTGTGGTAGGTAGTGTAACGTTTGTAGATGCAGTTGCAGTAAGAGTTGTCGAGAATGCACCAGATGTAGCAAGTGTGCTTCCATTGGCAATAGTTAGAGTACCTGTGCTTGTTGTAATTGTCAGACCATTGATGCTCTTTCCTGTTAATGCTTCGGAGCCAGCGATGGTAGCCAAAGTGCCAGTAGTAGGAAGTGTTACGTTAGTTGAACCAGTTGTGGTAAGAGTCAGTGCATTTGCACCTGATGTAGAGAATGTTCCTGCAAGAGTTCCCAGGTTGTCGATGCTTACCGCACCTGCACCGCTTACGTTAAATTGTGAGTCTGGGAATGATGCAATACCAGGAGTAGTTACTGTTGCCAATGGAACTGCTCCAGCACCAGAGAATTGTGTCCATGTAATACCAGTAGTTCCAGTCGTTACGTTAGGAACTGTCTGAACATATCCGTCACCACCATTTGTAGTACCAGAAATAACATAAACCAAGTCACCAGCATTGATATCAGCAGAGGCATCTTGGTCAGTGGCACGAGTGAAAACTGCAGAGTTAGTTCCGCTAAGTGTGGGTGCTGTGGTTACCGTATAAATACCATTTTGAAGAGCAGTTGACTGGTCCTTAATAAGAACACGGTCACCTGCAGTAAGGGATTGACCATCAATAGTAATGGATGTCCAAACTCCACCAGTAACAGAATGTGTAATTGTTGCACCTACACCAGAAGTTCCGTTTGCATAAGTTGTAGTTGTTGTACCAGCAACAAGGTTTCCTGCGGTACCTAGAGCACCTGTAGTGGCATACTTAACTGCTTCGTGAACGTTAACTCCAGCAGCAATGTTATCTACATAAAGTTTTGTAGCGGCATCGCCATCTGCAGTTGGAGTTCCAAGACCAGTAATCTTGTTGCTTCCCATAGCAATGTTGCCACCCATTGTAAGACCAGTAAGTGTTCCTACGCTAGTCAGGGATGATGCGGTTACCCCTGAGTTTAGGGTAGAGCCAGTAAGAGTACCTGCTGCTGCGGTAACGGTAATGTTGGCAGAGCCATCGAAGGGGCTTCCGTTAATTGTTCTAGCAGTCTGAAGGGTAGTTGCGGTAGATGCGTTGCCTGTAAGAGCACCTACAAAAGATGTTGAGGTTACAGAAGACAAACCAGCAATTGTGGTTGCAGAACTTCCGATTGTAATTGCAGTGCTACCAACGGTAACAGTGTCTGCAGTAGTGGCTACGTTAAGTGTGGTAGAGCCATTACCAAACACAAGTCTACCGCTTGAGTAGTACAACGCACCTGCTGTGGTTGATGATGAATGCGTATTATTTAATACAGGATTCAACAATAGATTATTTTTTAAATCTATTCCAGTTAAAAATGTTCTTGACATCTATTTATCTCCTTCTATGACAGATACGCATATCCAATATACGGTTCTGACAGTGTTGCAACAATTGTATTAGAGCCAACATATTCTATGTCACATTCTAATATAATACCATTATAATCGGTTATTATAACATTTGGCTTAAATGAAAGAGGATGAACAATTGTCCATGTAGACAATATGGCATTTTGAGTATGCTTATAGGCAATACTATTAACGTCTACTCCAGTATAGTCAAGATTATTCCATGCTGTAGTTCCATTACCAACCTTTATTTTGTTAGTATCTGTTTCTACACCAATTTCACCAGCAAGCAGAATGGGGTTTACCTCAGCCCATCGGCTTGAAGTACCCCTCTTCTGTTGCATAGTTGGCATTGTTACTCAGGCACCTCAGTTGCTACCAAAGAATTTAGTTCATCCTTATAAACAGAAATCATCTGTTCTAGAATGTTTAGATTATTGTTAATCTCTGTTAGTGCTTGTTCATTTGCATTTTCTTGTGCATTAAGTACATTTAGGTTAAGACTTAGTTGATAAGCCTCTACTGCTAGTTGCTGTACTCTTTGAGTAACTACCGATTTTCTTTCGTCAACGGTAAGTAATGAATTAAAATCAATAGACATGATTTGCCACCTTTCAAGTGTTGTATCTTTAATTATAGCATAAAAATTTGGTAAAAATGGCAAACAGTGGTATAATTTATATACGACACCCTTCAACAAGGTGTTTTTCCGTTAAGGAGGAAAATATGAATAATTTAAAAATCAAAAGATTACTCGCTACAGGAATTTTAAGTTTGACTTTGACTGGTTGTGTTACCCCTCAATCCCAGGCTATTGAAATACCTACTACAAAGGTGGTTGTAGAACGTCCAGTTGATATTACAACTCGCCTTATTTATAATGCAACAATTAGTAATAATACAAAAACAATGCACGAAACTATTATGAAAATCTTTCATCGTGTAAACAAAACACCATATGTATTTGCAGGTTCTAGCCCATATGGTTGGGACTGTTCTGGAATGGTTAGATGGATGTATGAGCAATTTGGAAAAACATTGCCCCATTCTGCTACCGCTCAAGCCAAAGTGGGAACAAGAGTTATGACCCCAAAACTTGGGGACATTGTTGTTTTTGGATACAAGGGTTATAAAAGTTTTTATCACTCAGCAATCTACATTGGAAAAGGCAAGGTAGTTAATGCAAACTCAGGAGCAGGAACTACAATAATTGAACCCTTGTCTAATTATAAAAATAATAGAATTGTTTTTATAAGAATTGTCCCTACTGCCTAAGACCAGTTACCTGTAGATGTTGTTGAGGTTGATGCCAATGGTGTTATTACCATATAGTTATCTGCATTAACGCTTACGTTTGTTGAGTTGTTTCCAACAAACCTAAATGATGGAACAATGGTTCCTGCTGTAGTTATTTTTAATATGCCAGAACCCCTAATTGTTCTGATTCTGCCTGTTGATGTTTCTGTGGCAGTAAGCGTTATCGTAGTGCCTAAAGCGGTGTTGTCAGAAAAATATGTGGTTGTTGTTCCACCATTGTTGCTGGTGGCATACGTTCCATCCCATGTCATTGTTCCAACTGCTGCACCACTACCACGAATATCTAGATTTAACGATGCGGTTGTTGTTGTGATAGTAGATGTAATTCTAATAGCAGTTTCAACTCTATATGTTCCAACTGGAAGTGTTAGTGTGTCGTTGGTTGTTGGAAATAGTGGATAACTGACACCATTTGTTGCTGTTTGTGTTCCTGAAAAACTAGCATTTGCACCAGAAGTAAATATTGGTGTAGCAATTGCAACACGACCCAGATTTGTATTTGGAATTGCAGTTATTATTATTCCGTTGTATTCAATTTCGCCACCAGCAGGTGATGCAACTACGTTTGCTGTACTTGTCAATTTAACAGTTGTAGTTCCATTAACTGTTAAATTTCCAGTAATGGTTACGTCACCAGCAAGAGTTGGGTTTCCAGCATATAAAGTGTAGAGTGCACCATAGATTCCATTAGATGTATTTGCTGCTCCAGTAGTTCCAAAATATAAAGACTTTAGAGCGGTCTGAATATTGGCAGCATCTCCAAGGGATGGAATAAAAGAATCCCCAAATCCTGTAATAGATGAACCAATACTTGTAGCAGCCATAAATTAATTATAGCACAGCATCAGTCTTCAAATAACTTAAAATTATGCGTAATACTAGAACCAATAGAAACTGTTCGTTTCTTCTCTTTGTACGACTTAGACAATTTAAACAACTTTTTATTGTATCTTGCTGCAAGTTGTAGGTTGTGCCCCAAGTACCCCCAAGACCAATTTCCACGCAAAAGACTATCTATTTGAACCTTGATACCCAATGCCTTTGTTGCATAGTATTCGCATTTTCTCCAGTTTTCCTTGTTATAGTGATAAATTGCTAGTTCAAGATATGTTTCTCTGGTTGGCATAATTTTTAAGGATTTTTTCCAATATCCTTTTTGCTTCTTGGGTTCACATTTGGCTAACCATCGATATGCTGATGCCCTATTGAAACTTGTAATAGGTTCATCAAGTTTTAGGAATCCCTTCCAAATTTCAGCAGCCTCGTCTAGCCTATTAAAACTTGTTAACTGCATTGCGTGATAAATGTAGTATCTTCCAATCTTATATTCGTTAAAAGCATCTTCAATCATCTTGTCATATTGTTCACGAGATTTATCTGGGTCTGGGTGATGCTCTATAACAAAATCATCACAAAACTCTATGACTGGTTCTATTCTATCTGGAACAATGGCTTCGTGAACTAACCACTTCCATCGATATCCGTGACGTTGGTGAACTCTACATGCAATAAAGGCACTTTCTGGATGCTTCTCTTCTTTGTCTCTAAAAGTAAAGTGGAACATGTGTTCAATTTGAGTACCAGTCATTTTTTCAATTGCTGGTCTCCAGTTTTCAGATAGGGTTTCATCCATATCCATAGAAATACAATAATCAATGTCATCTGGTAGGGCGGCAAGGGCTGCGTTTCTAGCGTCATCAAAACGCCATGGTTTAACAGAAACATTGATAACATTAATGCCAAGTTTCTTAGCAATCTTAATAGTCTTATCTGTTGAGCCTGTATCAGCAATTAATAGATAGTCAGCATCTTTGGCAGACTCATACCAACGTTCTACAAATTTTTCCTCGTTGAGAGCGATTGTATAAACAGCAATCTTCATTCTTTAATCCTTTGTTCATTTTTAGTATACCATAGAGCCTTTTCGTGAATCTCTTTCATTGGACTACCCCAGGCATCTGCGTCCCTAAATACATCCATTGTAATTTTTGTAATTTCTAATGCTTTTTCGCACCACTCTAAGCATTCTTCCCAACGTTCATGCTCTGCATACCACCTTGCAATATAGTAATATGGTTCACGTCTATGTGGTGCAGTTTCGAGGCATAGTAAAAGATATTCGCCAGTTTTTTCGGGTATAATTTCTGAAAGAATTTTATAAACACGAGCAGTGTCTTCATTAGTAAAATTAGGAATATCCAAAACCTTCAGATAGTATTCTTCTGCCTCTTTGAAGTTGCCATCTGCCACTAAAGCCTTGGTTAAATATTTATAATATCTTCCAATTTCTGGATTTTCATTTAGTGCATCCTTAAGTAGTTGAAGATATTGACTTCTAGACTTTTCTAAATCTGGAATATGCGTTACCTCAATTCCTGGAGAAAACTCTTCGACAACCTCTATTCTGTCTGGTTGCAGTCCTTCATGCATTAAAAATTTCCAGACAAATCCGTGTCTAGCATGAATACGATTATTTATAAAATTTTCTTCATTGTTGAAAACATAAGTTATCTGATTTCCTGTAGTTTGCTCTAGGGCTTCTCTCCAACCCTCAGAAATTATTTCATCCATATCAAGCGATACACACATGTCTATATCGTCTGGAAGTAGAGATAGGGCTACATTTCTGGCTGTATCAAATCTCCATGGTTTGATAGATATATTAAATACGTTAATTCCAAGTGATTTAGCAATTTCTACGGTTTTGTCAGTAGAGCCAGTGTCTGCAATCAAAATATAGTCTGCGTCCTTGACAGAATTATACCAACGCTCTACATGCTTTTCTTCGTTAAGGGCGATAGTGTATACCGCAATTTTCATACCTAAAATCCTTTGTTCGATATCTATTATAGCACTAAGATGCTGCTATGTATGTGCCATTGACATACATAATACTTGATGTTGTAAGAGTTATTGGACTTCCTTGTAAAAACAAACTTTCAATGACTGGTTTTGGATTTGCTGTTGTTTCTTTTAGCCAATGAATATCTAATGTTTGTGAACTAGGTAAATGGTCAGCAACCATTTGAATATGTCCATTTAGTTCGTCTGCTGGAAGTGCTGGATTTACCCAAGCCCAAGCAGAAAAATGGTTTGCAGCAGATGCAATCGGAGCAAATGGCAAATCTACTTTAAACTGACCTGTTCCAAAGTTTGTCACGGTAGTCATTTCAACTTTAATATTAAAAGTAACTAGTTGACCGATTTTCACATAATAAGAATTGTAGGTTGGGTATGTAGAATTGCTTCCTGTAAATGTTAGTCCTGTTGCTTGAAATGTTGGAGACCATCTAACTGCTACTGGATTTAGTGCAGGTCCTGGAATGCCCTGTATGCCTTGTGGTCCTTGTGGTCCGATG